GAACATCTGGTCTACCGCCTGGAGCAATTTGTCCTGGAGCAACACCAAGCATCCGACCAGTAGCACTAAGACCCTGTGGAAGTTGCCCCTCACCTGGAGGGACCGCACCTGGCTGCCCAAGCATGTCGGGACTTACTATTCCTTCAGGGGTCATCGCACCAGGTGGGGGATTCTGAGGCTGAAACGCCTCTGATACTGCCTGTTCAATGGGCGTACCCTTCTGGCGTTCATTTATGACAGTAGACAACTTGTACAAAATATCTGACGGATTTTGTCCCTGAGAAGCAAGTGCAGGAATTGCTTGTGCATAGGAAGCAATTGCTTGCTTCATTGCATCGCGCAAATCTTCGGTGTCAACCTTTTCTTCTTCTTGTGTTGCATTGAAAGAGAAAGGCATCTGACGGCGTAGGAAGTCACGGGAAATCAATTTATCTCCACGAGCCTGTAGACCAAACACTAACGCACGGTTAGGGTCAAGTCCTGCCATCAAACCATACTGAACATCAACAGTGTAGTCACCGTCAATGTCGCGTGATGGCTTGTATTTGATTGCGTATGGAACTCCATTGCGTGTACCGCGTAGAGTTTTCTCCATATCGCCAAAAACTTTTTCATCAACTTTGAGCGCAAGCCCAATAAGTTCAACGAAAGCACGAGCAAACATTGCATGTGCAGTTTTGATTTGTGTATCAAATCCACCCATGAGTGCCTGTACGCCACGACCTGTGACGATGGAGGCATCAATGTTTCCTGTGCGGGATTCTGGGTAACGACTTCCTAGACGGAGTTCTCCCTCAAGTACCTGCTGTTGTGCGAAAGCACCTGCTGGTATCTCAATAGGCAATCTGCGAACATCTGAAGGTCGGTCAGTTCTAATAACAGCATCTGGTCCAAAGGCTAACTCATTTACATCTTGAGGGGCTACGAGTGGTGCTTGAACCGCTTTAGTTGCTGCTTCAAGAGATAGAAGCGCATAGCGAGCCTTAGCAACCTGAATTGCAAGAACATCGTCAAATTGACCTCGCGTTTCGCCATCCAAGGATGGTCGCTTAACAACGCGAACAAGACATTCGCCAATCGGGTTAGGCGTTCTGTCAATGACGATATTGTTTCTTTGAGGGACAAAAAGAATATCCTGGTCTTTGTCATGGTAGCGAACAATCTCCAACATTGAATCTGTAGAATCTTTGTCATACAGTAAATGTGCATACTCTGGGTATGCGCTCATCAGTTCAGCCAAAGGCTTCTTGATGCGCTGATACATGCCGTGTACTTTTCCAAATCTGTCAATGATTGGGTAGCATCCATAGGAATCCATGAATCGGATGCGTGGCATGTTGTTCTCTAAATCAACTTCAACCTGAGCAGGTACGAATCCGTAGGATACATAACGGTCAGAGGCTGGAAACATCTGTGTTTGTAAGTCTGAAAAGTCAATAATGCCGTTAACGATTTCTTCTCGTTTGTCAGCCTTCTTGCGTTCTTTGTCAGACACCATAGATGGGGAATTACAGTTAAATGCGGGTAGTGGCGCTATAACTTCAGACAAGTCACGAGCAGAAATATCTACCATGTTTGCAACGATAGGATTCTCAAATGGTCCGTCTGGGAACAAATCTGGGAAAACATCGCGCATGCGACCCTTACGAACAAGAAGTACTTGTTCCATGCGGGTGTCACGGTCAGAGTACAACTGGCGATAACGCTCGTAGTTGTCTTTGATTTCGTCTAGCGAGAGTGGCACACCCACCTCCTGTTCTAATAGATGTCGCTGAGTGTTACGGTGTATTGCTTGGATTTATCGTATGGAGTGTGGAACATATTGATGCTGCTATGAGTGCGTGCAAATGTTCTTGCGTTAGCGACTCTATCTCTGCATCCAAGTTCTGCAAACCAGAAAGCCATCACGGTATCTGTCTTTTGCGCTTTAGGCGCATCTGGATACCAGGTGATTAGTTGTTCAATTAAAGTCTTGATACCTTCTGAGGCGTGAGTTGATGGGAACTCAATGAGAGCATTGCCATCTTCCCAACCATGGAATAGTGTCGTCAGGGATGCAACTCCGAAGTTGGTGTCCCATTTGTTTTGACCCGTATGATGTTCTCTCAGAATTGCACCCCGTGACGAAAGGTATTCCCGTACCTCACGGTCCTGAGTTAACATCGTTTGGAAAGCATTTTTCTCAATACGCCACTCAGAAACTTTATATATGTCAGTCCAGTCTTTAATCAGTTCCCTGATTTCATCTGGCTTCATACCTGCCTTATTTGATACATCTAGCAGGTAGCGTTTCTGTGTAGAAATATCAATGGCTAAACAAACGGCTGCTGTGTAACCAGAGCCAGCAGGGTCAAGTCCTGCAATCACAATAAGTCCATCCATGCCGTGCGTTCTAACGCCAGCCTTGCCTTTAGGTATTCGCCCGACATTTCTAGCGCCGTTGATAACACCTTTAATAGCATCGGAAGGAAATGCTGAATCTTCATGTACCTGCTGTTGCTGGTAGACCATTGCCCACAGGTTTGGAGATAGACGGCTTCGTTTTTTAAGAAGTGCGTGTCCATCCCATTTGCGGTATAGCCCGTCTTTATCGGGTACACCTTTACCTGATACAGGTGGCATGTTGGTCTTAGCCCAAAGGGTTACCCATTTTTCAGGGTCCTCATCAAATTCTAAAACGGCAGGTTGAGCAAAGTAAGTCCAAGGGGAAGTTTCATCTGGGTATCGCATAGGGTCGCGCAACTCGGAGTACAAGTCCTTTGGTCGCAAGCGTGTTCCTATGAGAAGCAGTTTGCCCCCATCCTCATCAATACGGGACATGACTTCAGACTGAATCCAGTCAATCTGCTTTTCGTACTCATGGGCGTTGGTGTTATCCACGCAGTCATCCATGATGATTAAGTCAGCACGAGCGCCGTAGATATGACCACGGATACCTATAGCCTGAACTGTAGGGTCCTTTTCGCCTGAGTCACGAGCCTCTGAGGAGAGGTAAATTAAGTCCTGCTTCCATGAATCAGAATTCTTTTCAAAACCACCTGGTGGTCCAAAAGTGAGTTGTAGGTCCTGATACTTAGGATGCGTTAGTCTGTTCTTGATGGAGAGCAGGAACTTTTGCGCCATAGCCTGTGTCTTAGACACAATCATGATTCTGATATTAGGGTTCTGGCAAATCCGATAGACAGCATAGTTGACCGTAATGGTCGTGGACTTTGCGTGTTCTGGTGGGGTATTGACAATCAATAAGTCGGGTGCGCCTACCTCGTAGGTTATGGCAGGGTGTACATCGGAGGGTTCTCTACCCTCTAATAAATCTATCCAATGGCGTTGGTGTGTAAACACCTGAGTGCCTAGGTATTTCTCTGAGAATTCGGGGAAGGGTGGTACTTCCCCTCTGGCTGAGCCTATCTCGCCTCTAGCGGTCATGGACCGCACTTTGTCCACAGCAGTGGCAAACTCAGTATCTACCTTTCGGTAGTATTCATAGGTCTTGACACTTCTGCCTACGGCATCCATAGCCCTTTGTACAGAGTAGCCCTGCATTAAAAAATCTATAACTTGCTTTTTGATAGCATCACTTTTGTGTGATTGCGCTGTAACTCTTTTTCTTTCCATAGCATCTCCCAAGACGGGGTATTTGGAGTCTTGGGGCTAAACTCCTAACCGAAGGCGTAGTCCAAACGAAGCCGAAGGTTAGGGCTTCTACTAGGGCGACCCATAGGGTCGCAATTAAGTGTTCGGAGGCTCCGATAATTTCGCCTCCTCACTAATACTATAGGTGTCCAAAAGGTCCTCATCGGACACTTTTGGGTATGTGATTTACGCCACATCTATAGTAAATCAGCAAAAGTGCAGGTCGGAGCCACATTTATGGGGGGCGAGGACTAGCAAAGTTATGTATATAGAGATATACACAGGCACGCTCCGCGATTTTAAAAACCCTGGGGTGCGATTTTTCATCGCACTGCTTCGTGTTGCACACTGTTTAAACGCTCACTGCTAGGCATGCATGCGCTCACTCACTGCAAAGCAAGGCTGGCATGCGGGGAGGCGCTTACTCTCACATCTAATCGCGCCCCCCCCTGCATACATCGCAAGCAAGCAATCCAAGATAGTTGAACTTTCAACTAAATACATGCATCGCCCGCAATCACTGGCAATCGGTAACATGCAAAAAACGCAATAAAATCACAAGGAATCTCACATGCGAAATATCATACGAATGAAAAAAGCAGTATAAATCAATCACTTTCGGCTTGTTACTCATAAACAACTTACGCAACCTCGCTCAATCCCGCTCAACCCGTGAAGCAATCCAAGGCAATGGGCAATCGTTTAAACCCTCAAAAAGCAGTATTTCACGCTGGTTTTAGGGCATGCTTGTGTTTAAATCGCATCTATGCCAAAATTCTCTCAACGGCGCCGACGGCGCCCATGACGAAAGGAAAGGCTCACGATGAATCGTGAACAATGGCTCAAAACACTGGCAGACACTGCCGTGCCTCGTATCTCCTCCTCCTTGGAACTTTCAACGGAGGAACTCAGCGTGAAACTCTCTTGCGGTTTTCCTGCTCAAAAGGGCAAGCGCAACAAGGTTTCCGCCTCTCTTGTACCTCCTACCGCATCAGAGGAATTTAACGCGGAAATTTTCGTGACTCCCGAATTATCGGAGAAGCGCAAGGTTGCCCAAGCCGTTTTGCCTCTACTGGTTGCGGTTGTGACTGGCGATTATCAACAGCGCCGAATTTACCGCGATGCGTTGCGCCGTTTAAACCTCAATCACAACGAATTGCCCGAATGGGCGAAATCAATCGCCGATGCGATGCCCGCTTATCCTCACGCCTCAATCACGCTAGAGGAATCTGCCAAGCAATCAACCCGCCTCATCAAGGTTGCATGCCCAAGCCTTGAACACGAGGCTTATATCGCCCGCCTAAGCCGTAAAGCGCTTGAATTCGGAGCGCCTATCTGCCCATGCGGTCTAACAACGAGAGTGAGCCTCTAATCATGAGCGAAACTTTCGGAATTGAACTAGAGGTTTCTAACCTCTCAATCACTGGCGCACAACACGCAATCAACCGTGCAGGTTTAAACTGGCAGGTTAAATTTGACGGCACCCGCCATGTATCCGCCGAAGCGGTTAGCCCAATCCTTGACCGTGAGCGTTTAAACGAGGCTAAGAAGGCTACCCGCGCCCTGCTTGCCAGTGGCGCAACCGTCAACAAGCAGACAGGTCTGCATGTACACCTTGGCGCCGATGAGTACGGCGTTGAGGGTATTGCCCGCCTCGTGTGGAATTGGAATCTCGCTCACGCCACAATCGGCGCGCTTGTTGCCAAATCCCGTTTAAACAATCACTTTTGCCAAGCCGTGACACTCTCACGCCTTGACTCATGGGTTGAGCATGTACGCAATGGCTCAATCCGCAATCTTGAAGGCGGGCGCTACTGGTCGCTCAATCTCAACGCATACAGCGCACACCGCACCGTTGAATTCCGCCTACACCATGGCACGCTCAACGGCTCAAAGGTTAAGGCTTGGGCGGAATTCGTTAGCGCAATGGCTAACTATTCCACGGCTGGCAATCTGCTCAACAGTAGTGACGGCTGGTATCAGCCAGTTGACCGTTTAAACAAGGTTGGCGAATTGTTGGACACGCTGGCATACGCTGGCAATCTCTCAGGAGATACCGCCGAATTCCTCAAAGGCAGAGCGGAGGAACTAGCAACCCGCTAATCGCGGGTAGCCTGCCCCTAGTGGGCTAAGCGTGGGTGCAATCCCCACGGCAGGCACGAACGCCACGGAAATACCGCGAGCGTTTAAACAGACGAAAGGAAAGCAATGAAGTGCGATGCGCAAAATTGCGACAACACACGGGGCTACACCCTCGCTCACCCGCACGGTGGCGAAGTGAAACTATGCCCTGCACATTATGGCAAAGTGAAAGAAGCACAAGATGCCGTAATTTTAAAACTAATCGGGAAGGCTGGTGTTTAAACATGGCGACTATATGGCAACGCAACGAATACGACATGACCTGCACGACATGCGGAGCGGTTTATTCCTACGCATCACCGTGGGATATGGCGAATGTAGATTGGCACGAACACGACAAGGAAGGTGTTTAAACATGGAATACATCAACGGCTCCGCGCTGGTATTGGTTGCGCTCCTAGTTTGGGCGCTATACAAAGCACGCACCAGTGGAGGTAACTAATCATGTACAGCAAAGATGACACCTGTTTAAACTGCGGAGAAAGTTTATGGTACCCGCATCAACCAACATGTGTATGGTCAGACGATGACCGTTTAAACACCGTCACTTGTGGCGACTGCTTGCGCACCGATTGCGCTGGCTGTGAAGTGTGATATACTTAACCCTTAAACCTACAACAGACTGGAGATATAACTTATGTGTGGAATCGCAGGATATTGTTTAGACCCCAAGCATGCTAAGCGTGTCAGCACTGCCGACCTTGCAGGGCAGATGCTCTTAGACATTGAACACCGTGGCTATCATGCAACGGGCGTTGCATACATCAACCGTTTAAACGGCAACCGTGTTATCCGCAAGGCTCCTACTTGCGCCACTGATTTCATCAAGCGCAGTGGCAAACACCTATGTGACGGAGCGCAAACCGCAATCCTTCACACTCGTTGGGCTACGCAAGGCGACCCAAAGAACAACGATAACAACCACCCAATCCCACGCGGGCGCATCGTGTTGACTCACAACGGACACATCAGCAACGACACCGAACTGTTTAAACAACTAAACATCCAACGCCGTGGTCAAGTTGACAGCGAGGCAGTTACCGCACTGCTTGCCTTCAGCAAAGCCAAGCCGTGGCAAGTATTGCCACAGATGCGAGGCACCGCAGCGCTTGCATGGATTGAGCAAGACAACGCCAACACCCTGCACCTAGCGCGTGTCAATTCCTCACCGTTATGGATTGGACAAACCAACACGGGTTCACTGGTCTACGGTTCAACCGAGGAAACCATTGAGAACGCATGCATCATGCTTGACTCAGAACTAGATTGGAAATACTCAGCAGATGAGGGCGAGTACTTCAAGGTGCGTGACGGCGCAATCATTGAGTATGAAACCTTCAAGCCTACACGCTACGCAGGTAACTGGAATTACCGCGATAGTCAGTGGGATAAATACTGGGATAAGCAAGACGAGTTAGCCTTCTGATTTACCAGAAGAATACAAGCCCCCTGTTTAAACGCAGGGGGTTTTTCTTTTGCCAGACGATGTGCGCACAATGTATACACAATTGTTTAAACAAAAAAATAATTTAAAAATCTTTTGATAAATGCTTGACTTTATATCTACGCGGTGAGATTGTATGACAGTGGCAACAACGCCACACCTACGAAAGGAAAGCAATGCTATTTACAGACATAATCGCAATCAGTATTGCGTTGGTTAGTGCGGTTGGATTACTTATCCATGGCGCAAGAGTTAACGCAAGACTAGAGAAAGAAAACAATTACCTACGCAAGCAGGTACGAGAGATGCGCAAGCAAATCGGTAACATGGTGGAGCGCCCATTCTAATGAGCGACACAAGGAAAGAACTAAAGAGTAGGCACGCACTGGCGCAGAGCAGGGCAAAGACACGCCTTGTTCAAGCGCACAAAGATGAGTACGAAACTATCTACCGCCAAGAGTGCGAGAAGTTAGGACTCACAAACCGACTACCAAAAGCGGAACGAATCGCCAAACTAAAAGCACAACTACAAAGACTGGAAGCAGGTGTTTAAACATGGCAAAGCAACATCATTACGCAGTTTATTTTGACGGCACCGAGTGGCACTTAGATATTGACACCGAGGAGCATGCCTTCCCCAATGGCACCGTGTATGACACCGAAACCAAGGAATGGGATTACGCATACCAAGGCAACGGCAAATGGATTGAAGGCGAGGAGCAAGCAATGCATCAACTGCAAACCATGCTCAACAAAATGAATCAAGAAAGGTTAGGTGTTTAAACATGAGTACTCAAACTTATGAAGGCTGGAAGAACTACGAAACTTGGAACTGCGCACTGTGGATTAACAACGATTACCCGTTGTATCTCAGCGCCACACTGTTCATGAAAGCGTACAACGGCTCCAAGCCTTACAAAGATTGGGTGCGTATCGCTGGACTAGAGAACGCCACAACTAAAGACGGTTGTAAATGGTTGAGCGATAAGTTATCCTACTCAGAACTAAACGACATGATGGAAGGACTAAACAACTAATGAAAGACCCGAAAGAAATCGCACGCATACGAGTATCGGCATCAAAGTATGCGATTAAATTCCTGCGACATAAATACCGCAGGGAATATCAAGAACTTTATGATGCGTACCTACGCAACAGAGGTTTAAACACACGCCGTCACCCTGCTGAACTGATTGACGAACGCGAGATGATTAACTCATGAGTAAGTGCGGAGCATGTGGCGGAACTATCTCAAACACCGTGGTACCTCACGGACAAATCTGTGATGATGACATCATGGCACCGAGCATTAACGACCTAATGAAATCACTAGACGAAAGCGAAATGGAGGAGGACAATGACTGAATATAAAGCAGTCAAGGGTGTAGTTATCCACCCCGATGGTACACATGACGAGAGGGTGTTTAAACAACTCTTGGATTATCAGCAAGCAGTCCACGGAATCATAGATGCTGTGAGATTGTATGACTACAACGGGCAAGAGATAGCGTGCGCTTATGTAGATGATGAAGGGCTACTCAAAAGCCTTCCATTAAACCCAATGGCGAGCGCGTTATCTTTCCTCTTTGGCAATACGCCACACTTGGTTGGTGACATCGTACTTGTTGGGCGTTCAGATGATGAGGGCTACGACACAGACCTGCCCGACTTTATACTCACACTGGTGCGAAACATCAGTGCTAAACAGGAGATTAACGCATAATGTTTAAACGCATAGTCGCCATCTTCCTCATCGTCACCGCAAGCGTGGCAATAGACGACAGGTTCTTTGACAAATCCCATGTACCAATCTCGCCACTGACAGACAGCGCACACATCAGTGGCACAGTGGTAGCCTTCTATGAAAATGAATACCAACGCTACGCAGTAGACATGCTCACACAAATGGGCAAACTTGAACAGTGGTCATGCTTGTACACACTATGGACACGCGAATCAAACTGGAATCCACGGTCATTGAATCGTAAGTCAGGTGCGTATGGCATAGCACAGTTCATGCCAGCAACTTGGAAACTTGTAGGGTTTAAACGCACCGATGATGGCTTCATACAGGTAGAAGCAGGGCTTGCATATATCCAACGAAAGTATGGTGGCAATATCTGCAAGGCGCTCGGTTCAAATCTATCAAGAGGGTGGTACTAATGACTGAATATCAGGAACTTTTAGAGGGCTTAAAGAAGCACCTCATACTAAGTGGTCTAACTTTCAACGCAGAGATAGCCACTGACCCAATAGTTACAAGACCAGTACGCGTTGAGGTATTGGTCGCCACAGTAATGGAGTATTTAAATGGCACAGGATACGCAAACACAACCAAGGTTTCATAGAATCAGAAAGGTCTTGCGTTTAAATGACCGTGTGTATTACACGCTTGTGTATAACGCAAAGAACTTTGAGGGAGCCAAGTGTTTTGGTGTACCAACCGAAGTGTTTTACCCAGTCACGGATAAGTTTACCCCTGAGGAGGAGCGATATATCCGCGACAGAGTATGCGGTGGCTGTCCAGTCCTTGAAGCATGCGCCGAGTGGGGACTAGCCCACGAACGCTACGGTATATGGGGCGGCATGACACCTGTTATGAGAGAGAGGGTACGCAGACAACGCAAGTGGGGATTGACAGACCCACAGTTGCGCGATACTCAAAGATAGAATAAACTAAGAACAAGAAGCACCTGCACTCCTTTCGTCGGGTATGTACTCCAGTCACATAATGCAGGTGCTTCCCTCTTTTAATCAGCAGATTTATCGCCATCAACTATGCG